AGGGTTTTTTAATCAGAGGACAAAAATCACTCATTTTCTGCTGCTTCTGCTGCTTCTGCTGCTTCTGCTGCTTCTGCTTTAATTCCTTTATCTCTTGCAGTCCGTCTTTCAATTAAAGTTGCAAGTGAAACACCCAATGCAGATTCAATTTCGGATTTTGATGAAACAGCTAAATTTGGTTTAACATTACCAGTATATTCAATTTCACCATCTGACCCATCCCATTGAAGTGCATGAAAATCTTCTGGAAGTCCTGACATATTGCATCCTTCAATGGATTCTCCATCCTTATATATTGCTGTATCTGCTTTTATTACTGTATAATTAGACATTTTTTAATCCTTTGTTGCAATTATTACATCGACAAAAGAAACATTTAAATCAATGCTTCCATGAGCGTGTGAACCTCCACCTCCTGTTGAACCTGTGTTCGCCCCGCTTCCATACCCCGATACCCAGCCCCCGCTGCCTGAATACACTCCTCCTTGAAATGTAGTATGAGTATGTGCTGGCATCTCTGCAGTTGCTAATGTATGAGCAGCACCAGCATGAGAAGCAAAGGCAGTCTCAAAAGCAACTGAGCCACCTGTTCCAACAGTACCAGTAGTTACTCTAAGTGCAGTATCATTTCCTGAACCAGTAACTTTAGTCCATCCAGTTGGAGCAGCAGTTTGGTTGAAAACCATCTTTGTTCCAGAATCAAAACCTGCAGCTGGAATTACTACAGGTGCTGACCTTGAACTTGTAAGTACATCACCCTTGACTATTCCACTCATAATTTACTCCTTCTCAATTAAGTCCAATCTTGATCTATATATGAAATGACAATATCAATGTCACAAGTCCCACCTGCTTTAAAGTTTAGTTCATCTGTACCGGTCAATACAAGACGGTCATTAAATATAAAAGTTGTGTCTGCAGCCAATGCATTTGCCAGGGATATAATCTCATAATCAGTGCCTGCTGCACTTGGATCTACAAACAGTCCAAAGGTTTCTGCTGCCCCCGCTGTTTCAGTAATTACAATTGAAAGAACGGTATAAACATGATTTGCTACACCATCTAAGATTTTAGTGTCTGTTGTGCCTGTCACAGTGAAACATCCACGCTTCAAAACTTCTGTTCCAGAACCACTCGGAATTGCCATTTTTCTACCTCCTAAAAACTAAATATTAATGAAGAGTGGAAACTGGTCTGAACACAGTTCCCTTTTGAATAAACCTTTTTTGTTGATGATGTTTTAATATCTACAGTTTCTAATGTTGAGCTGCAGTTAATATCACCAGTTCCATTACAGGCAAGTGTGATGTCACCGTTTAAATCATCTAGGATTGTAATTGAGCCTGAATCTACGGTATAACCTCGAACAACTGTCTGAGCCATTTAGTATCCATGAATTAAACTTGCAACCAGGTTCGATTGTGCAAAATTACCTTTTGAATAAACCTTTGTTGTAGTTGAAGTTTGAACATTACCTGCACCATTGCAGGCAAGTGTTATGTCACCATTTGCAGCATCAGTGATTGTGATTGATCCGCTGGAACTTCCTGCATTTGTATCCAGGACCAAATCATGTGCGCCAGAAGAAGTGATCTTTCCACTGGCAGCTCCACTACCAATTACAATCTCTCCACTACCATTTGGAATAAAAGAAATGCTCCCATTGGCTGCATCTGTAATTGCAATTGTAGAGCTATTGGTCCCACTGTTTGTGCTTAAAATTAAATCGTATGCACCATTTGAAGTTACTTTTCCAGTTGCACCGGCATTTCCAACCAGGACAAATCCGGTCCCATTTGGCTTCAGTGCAATGTTGTTGTTGGAGTTACTGGTTGCAATATTTATTGCACCCGCAAAATTGGTTGCAGTTGACAGTAGAGTACCTGTCTCTGCTGGAACAGTAACAGTCCCGCTGCTACCTGAAGCTGCAGCACTACAAACAAGAGTAATGTAGTTTACATCAGCAACATTATCATTTGTGTAAGTGAAAAGCAGCAGGTCTGCATGAGCCATTTTCCCATAGTCTGAGTTGCCACTGTCAGTAAAAAAGTTGAATGTTTTAGAACCATCGGTGTACGATACGCCAGAATCATTTCCGGTCATTCCAGATATAGAACCTGCACCAGCATTTACTGCACCTCCAGAAGTTACCTGGACTGCAGTGCCAGATCCATTTCTCCAGTATAAATTTCCGCTTGACTGGTACATTGAATAGCTTGTTGAGGCTGCAGTCACTGTGCTGTCAAAAATAACATTCTTTAATTCCGATGCACTGTTTTGATTAAATTCTAGGTCTGCATTAATATTGACTGCAGCTGGTGTAATTCTTATGCCTTTATTGGTACTGTGATCGTGGTCATCAACTGCATCAATAGTGGTGTTTAAATTGGTCGCCCATGTTGGAGATGTAGTAGTTCCAACTGCCGGTTTTGCAATTGCTGTTATATTTGTTCCAGATGTTGACATAGTATTTTTTTAGAAAAAGAATAGATCTACGTTTACTGTCCCGCCTGCCTGCATAATAATAGTTGATTCAGGGAAGTCATTTGTGGTTGCTGATTCATAAATTACCTGGGCTGCATCCTGCTTTAAAACTATCCACCCCTCTGGTGCTTGCTCAAGTCCGTGGTCCACAATTGTGTCTGCAGTTGTAATATCAAGATCCTGGACACGGTTGCCACTTGCAAAAGGCAGCTGAAACAATGGATTCAGTGCAGTTGCAATGTAACCCTGTACCTGGTCAGTTGCTTCATTTCCTGTTGACAGTTGAGTAAATGAAGTCCTGCTCATGCTGTTGCTGTATTCCAGAGACTGTTGTAATTACTCACATCAGTTACTGTTGTTGGTTCACCAAGATCCCGCATCTCTGAGACTGCAATGATACGGTCCTGGATCTGCTGCTTAACTGCAAAGAGTGCAGACACATCCGCTTCCTCTTTTATGAGTGCAGATATTGCACATGCAACAATTAAATATTCATCCCACCCACTGTAGAAATCGTACCTGGATTCAATTTTTCCAAATACAGTTGGATCTGCAAGACCTGCAGAATTAAGATCTGTATTAACAGTGGCTGCACCAATTGCAGTAACCGTTTGTAATACGTTATAATCTGCAGCCAGGAAGTCCACACCATCTAGTAAATCACCAATCTGCAGTGAATGAGTTCCAATGGTCCATTGTGTAGTAGCACCGCGCCCAATTGCAGTTACTGTGTATTCAAGAAATTTGGCGGGTGATGGAATGTAGTAAATTGTGACTGTATCTGAGCTGCTAGGTTCGGGATTAAAAACTATTGAATTTGATTGGATGTGATAACGCATATCGGTTGCAGTTGAATATAACCCACCTACATTGCGCTCACTGAAATTGTATCTGCGCAGAGGGACTTTTGCACCACCGGTGTTCAAGTCCACTCCACGAGATTTGTAGAAATCTGTTGGAAGATCGTAAGTTGTAGTTCCGCTTACCAGGTTAATTGTTCCAGATGTTAAGAAGTAATCCTCGCTATTAGCTGAAGTGACAATTAAGTCGTACAGCTCAGCATAACTTCGATTAATCATCCTGCGCCACTCATCTGCTGTGATGAATTGGCTATTCTGCATGTCTGCGCGTTGCTGCGATAATAGGCGCAGCTCCGATAAACTTACAATATCAGTCATACTCTACCCTAATAACTGTTGTATATTCCATGAATTGCATCCAGGACAGCTTCAGGATCTCCACCATTTACAGCGGAAATCAATTCGTCTGCCATCTCGAATTGTTCATCGGAATACTCCTCCATTTCTTCATCTTCATATTCATCATCATCATCCATCATATCATCTGGTTCAGAGTGCCTTTTACCTTTACCCTTACCCAAAATAATCATGGCTGCATCTTTACCTCCTGACATCATATATACCTCCTATTTTGTCATATCGGTGTTACGCAAAATTAAACAAAAATGAACATGGTTATCTGCATGGGCAGCTAAATCTGCAGCACTTGCGGTTGTTATAGCCCATACATCCAGCGTTTTAGCTGAAGATACATCTATAGTTCCCCAATGAAGTTTTTTGTCACCGGCCCCATTGTGCTGCAAAGTTAATTGGCCCGAAAGCAGACCAGGATATTTGTCATCTAAAGTGATAACATACTTCCCGACTGCAGTTCTGGCTACTGTCCACCCTGCACCCTTGTTTACGGTATTGTCGATTGCGCTCGTGCCGTTAGGCTTAAACGTACCGGCAATGATCTTGACATGCGGATTAAGTGCTTGCACATCAAAGAATATTTTTTCTGCCATGTGGTCCCCTTTCGTTTATGGAAGAGTTACAACGCAGTTTTTGCCAGGAGCAGTACACGCCAGCTGAGAGTACGAGTGAACACGCACCTCAATGCCATCATCTGCACTTTGACGAAGCACACGGTTTCCGTCCAACTCTGTGAGCTGTACGCAAGATCCGATACTCATAAGCGACAGGGTATTCATCTGAAGCATATAAGCTGTACCTCCAGGACAATCCTTGTCTGGAACTATCTTTACTACACCATGAGGTGCGAAAAATTCCAAACTCCGATAACCGGAAACAGAATCAGATGCTTTAACATCTCTCTGTACCTGGGCATTCATGGCCTTTTCGATGCTGACAAAATCAGCAAAACTGCAGAACATGGTATCTGGTCTTCCGCCTTCCGTTAAAATTCGCTTGGACTCGCTATTTTCCAAACCGTATCTTATAGATACTGCTTACGATTCGACTCGTAAGATTAGACTATATCACAACCCCTTCCAGGGTTTCCTCCGCTTCCACTCGCTTGAGTGTACTCTCTTTCGAGATAGTCGTTGAACGTTCCTTTTTCAAGGCTTCGCTGCTGATTGGCATTTACCTGCTTTCCCAGCAATTCAAAGGATTTTTCGATATACATTTCTGTATAAAGTCGCAAAGGCTTATTTACGAGCTGCAAGCGCACTCCCTTCAATGAGTGCTTCCAAAATCGTACCTGAACTACCATCAAAGCGTTGTCCGCTGAGGCGGGTTATATCATCGGTACGGTCCTGACCAAAGAATGCAGTTGCTCCAGGTGCTGTTGCTGGTAGCCAACCTTCAAGGCCGGTTAATGCACCATCATAATCACCAGATTGATAAATAAAGTCGTTCTGCGCAATTGCACTAATACCACCACTTAAATTGGCAGTTGTGGTAATTTGCATTGTTGTTGCGCCACGATTTACTCCGGCAACTGTGAGTGTTCCTGAACGTACTGAACCACCGGTTTTGGCAGCTGCAACTTGCAGAACCATCCCCACTTCAAAGTTCAGTGAGTCCATATCTGTAACTAAATCCAGAGTGGTCACGCCAAAGGAACTATTGTTCACTTTACCGATTGCACCCGAACCATCACGGAACAGGTTTCTTGAGATTGAATCTCCTACGCTGCGCATGACACCATCAATTTCTGTTGTCATTGCATTTAGGAAACTATACCTATCTCCCTCTGAAGCTGCCACGGCCTCGCCGGAAATTGTCGCGACTCCGTAATTTGCTTTTCGGGTTAATAGAAATTCGCCTATCTTACTTGCGCTTGCTGCACTTTGTGCTGTTGCAAACGTAGCAGACCGGCCTTGAGGCCGTGTGTAATACACGGGTATTGGAGCGTTGGTTCCTCGAAACTTCTCGTCTTTTGGTACAAGTTCCATGAACGGATGTGAGTCGTAAACTAACTTCTCAACTTCCGCACCACGGTAATATTGTTTCAAGGCATTGTCCCACGCTGATAAAGTCGTGGCTGTTGCCATTTGGATTCTCCATATAAATTAATTTTGTGGCATCACAGATTACTGCCGTATGTGGCAAGTGCAGATTCCAGGCGTTCCCTTCGCGATTTAGGCGCACCTTTATCTACAGGCTGCGATGCAGTGATTTTGTTTCTGAGTGTTTTTCTAGTCCGTGGAGAATCCGATGGTTTTTCCGGTAGGCCAGCATCGG